TAAACTAGAAGAACTTACCGCAGCATCATGGACCTTCCCTACCTTCCTTGACACCTCTATCTGATTAACATACAGAGGAGGAAGCATGTATCGTAAGCATGCCGACATAAAATTATTGGAATCTAAAGATATCCAGCCTCGGGCAACAGCCTGAGTAACTAAACTAAGACGACCGAAGCCGTCATTAGCCGCCATCTCCTGTTTAAAGGAGATCGGCGATATATTCAGAGATCCTAAGTAGGATTGTCCAGCAAAGTTGATAAAACCCCTTTCCGAAGAAAAGGATTTCTCCAACCCCACCTTAATTCCTAAGTAAGAACATGTTTCCAAATAAGATTTGGCGACATCCTTCCCAGCGATAACAATGTCATCACCAAGAACTCGATAATCATAATACGGATACTTACCAACAAGAAATGCACTATACTGAACTACAAAATGATGTAGCAAGGCTAGCGCACCCCAAGAAGATAAGACACCCATAGGCTGACCACGAGCGTACCTCACAAAATTTGAACGATTTCCGTTCGAATCTGTGAAGCTCAGTGGGAACACTGTTTCTTTTCCATTGACAGTTTTCTGCCAATAAGGAAGAGACCATGTTCGATCACGAAGTAGGGATGTCCACGCTTCGGAGATCTCAGTTCCAAAAAGAGAAGATAACATAGAAGTATACAACACCATAGGTATTGTATCTGTTGCAGCTTTCAAGTCATAAGAAAAGATATCCTTGTGACCAGACTCAGCAAAGGATCGAAGTGATCCCTGCTGGTCGAAAGTTGCATCAGACGGCAACATACGTAGTATGTCGAACAGTACTCGATGCATCGGTTTTAGAACACTCTGCGTTAACGCGTCCGGAATGGCTATCACACGTACTTTCCCAGCAGCTTCCTTGATAAGAGAAAGCTTACCGCCTAACGGGCGGATCACCTTAGTTTGTTGGCCTTTAGGGCCTTCAAGTTTAGAGTGAGAAGGATAGTAATGTGCAAGAACCTTCGGGTCCAAGTTAACCGAGTCTCCGAAGTCTGACGATAATTTCCAGGCTTCCTTCCATTCGTCATCCAAGACGAACTTCAGCATCTCAACAGCATAGGACTCTATACGAGCCCTAAATGTTGTTGCTCCAACAGCATCCATATAACTCACTAAAGGTGAGAGTTTCCACCCTCTCGCCACCCAATAAAGGGTATCGATTGGATAAGAAGCAATGGATGTTGAATGGTTAGGACCCGCTGTTGTTGCCAAAAAAGGCTCGACAGGGGCCAGATCTGAATTTAGAAGTTCAGAAGCTCCCAGGTCAGATAACCAAGACTTGGCCTCCATCTGGAGGAAGAACTCAAATCTCGTTTTAACGAAAGTAAAGCGATAATCTGCACGGAAAGAATTTCCGATTGCGCTAAAAGTAGGAATCTTATGAGAAGATTCCAGCGACTTATAAATGTACAGAATAGAACTCCACAATCGTATTACCGACATGTTGTTGGAACGTATCGCCATGCGAACGCTCTTAGGAAAAGAGGAGGGAAGCCCAGAGGTTAGGCGAACACGCAAGCCAACGGCCTGCGATGATGTAAGCTTTGTTCCACTAACAAACGTCTGTAGAACAAAGTACATCACCTTTAGTCTCACGACTAAAGCGCCTACCCCCTGAGTTTCGAGAATCCCAATCAAATATTTGATAAAAGAACTCATCTCACTCCTGAACCTTGAAGTTGAACCAAGTCCCACGACTTTCACGTAGAGGTGTAAACCCCACAACATGAAAAGTGGCCTAAGGTTTCCCTTAGTCACAACGGCCAGGTTTTCCACATTCTCCTTTAATCCAAAACGACGTACGACTTTAGGAACCCAGTGAAAGAGGGATTTATACCTTCGAGTAATTGGACCTTTAGAAATGCGTCGCCCCAGATACCATTCTGGGGGGGAGTTTTGGGAACCATCCGTAGATGGCGAAGGTTGAGACGTAGGACGTGAGTCAGACGGACGAGCCAAGACCAAAGGTCTGCGACCAGAGTTAAGGGATTGCCTCACCAAGATTATATAATCTGGTTCCGTTAGATAAAGGATATTTCCTGAATCAACGGGATCGACGAGTGCATATTCACCTGCCTCTATCCGATCCCAATTGACCAGTCTATAGAGACGGTGATTTGGATTGGAGAAAACGGTACAAGACGTATGGAACATTTTTATGAAAGTCATAGCGTTTATGATGATTAATTTAAGTGTAGGATACACCGGAGAAGTTGGATACCTTTCTCTTACCCTACAGGGTGTAGGCGGGAGCAGGCCCCGAGGTAAGGCTTAATTCAATCAAGTTTCAAGAAGTAAAATTAATTGCTTCTATTCCCTAATGATTGGATTCACCTGGTAAGTCACCGACTTCACTAAGGTTGTGCCATGACTTTCGGATAAAATCAGAGGAGCTGACACATAAATTGTCAGCTAGCCTTATTACTCATACAGACTTAAGGACCGTGTTCGCAGGTACGAAAACTCCTGCCGGTCGCCATTTACAGTATTCTAGAGCAAGAGGGTTAAAGAATCCTTTACCCTATCATACTATGAACAAACCAACGAAAAAGAGTACGATTAGCCTGCCTGGTTCACCGGGAATTTCTCAGTGAACACGGTCGGTCAGTCTACTAAATCATTATCACTTATCAACTATAAATATAAATTACATAGTCTAAAAGTGGGTCAGAGTTATCAATTAAAGTCATAAAAGACAATAAAAGAAGACAAAACCTCATCAGTTACCCGTCAGTCTGGGATCCAAACACCTAGGATAGGTCTTTGAGAACCAGCTGAAACCTCTCTCCTTATCGAATTAACGATTTGATAAAGAAGCCTCGCGTGCGCAACTTCCTTACAACGGTTAAGGAGGAACCGTTGATATTTACGATATCAGCGGGTGCCCGAGGTGTGAGCGATCCTGTCAAGGAAGGAATCCCTAACAAAATCCATGAGTCGCTAGAACCCACGAAAATTCTACGTGACAGCAGTCCAGTCCCACAAACGTGGTAACCAGCCCACTGCCAAGGTAGAGGATATCCAGATACGTAGTATCTGGAGGTGCTCGCTGCACCCCTT